TGACGAGTCGTGCGTTGTCGTGTCGTTTGCCGCACGCAAAACAGACATCTCGTCCGTCATCTGTAGACCGTGATTCGTCGCCCATGCCAGCACCTGCTCAACATAGTCTGAGAACTGCGCCTTTGTCAGTCCGGTTGTAGTCGCTTCAGCTTCCATCACCTGACCGTTGGGTAGCTCAATCATTCGGCCTGGAAGAAAGCGCGTCTTGAAGTAGGCATGCCAGACATCAGGGTCGTGCGTCTGACCCTGCGGACGGATCTGCTCGCTGATCGCTGCTAACGTAGCCCAATAGAACGAGTTCTGAGCGCTTGTTCTGTTTGGCGGCTCTATTCGTACCACCCAGCCCTGCCGAGCGTTTTTGACGGCTTCTACGGCCCTCTGACGGGCAGTGTCGTGCGCTAGGGTGAAGATCATGTTTACCTCATGTCTTGTTCTGCAAGATGACACAGAAAGTCGCACTCTGGCGCAATCGGTTCTGTAACTGGATGATTTGCTGGGATCTCGTCGATAAAGATCCGTTCATCATCAATTCTTGTCAGTCTTGCGTTTAGCCTTCGTGATAGTTCTGCCATTCGATGAAATTGAACAGGGAATTCTTTACGGACAAGCGACCAGTAAGATGGGCTTGTTGCTTTTACGCATGGGATACAGTTTGCGTTTGGGAACCCCATCGCATAGACGCGCGGAGGCTTAATCCCAGCAGTCAAAATCATTGCAAGACACGCCGCTTTCGTCAGACCTTTGTCGATAAGTGGTGTCGATATGTTCAGATCGGGCCAGTTCTCCCGTAATGCTTCGGCTCTCCTGACATCATTGGCGTCTGCGGTATATCCAAAAACATGGACATCATCGGCTTGCTGGAACTCTAGCCTCGGTTCAATCTTCAATTCGCTGGTGCATGGTGCGCCATCCATTCCGCTTAGAAACTTGCGCTTCTCCCATAGCTCCCAAGTGTCTTTGAATTTCTTGTTTTGTAGTCTAGTCACCGTCTGATCAAACCATTTTTCGCAGTCGAGCATAAATCGCTCGTTGTCGATGTCTTCGCTTCCAGTGTCACAGTAGGCAATGACATCTGGCGACGATAATTTAGTCGCTACAGCAGACGCTGCCCCGCAGGAAAACCAACTAACAACTCTGCTCATAGTTCAACCTCTTTTAGTTTCCAGCGGTTGTTTTCTTTGAACCATCCATGCAGCACGATCCGCCAGCCTGAACGCAACATCTCAGGGTAGGCTTCTGCTTCCTCTATCTTGTGTTTGCGATCTGACAGATGACCTTTGCTCGTTACCTGGACAGCCACCGTTTCGTTGTTGCCGATTGCCAGCAGGTCGATGCAGCCGAACAAGTCATGCTTGCGCTTCGTAAAAGCGTTGTAGTGCTCGACTGTCGCAACTAGATAGCCGAGATCACGAAGGTGCGCTGCTGATCTAGCGTTCAGTGACATGCTCAACCTGCACGATCTTGACATCGGAGTATTGCGGACAGAGATCGCCTAGCATTACCGCACCGTTGGTCAGTAGCTGGATTTCCAGTGCTCGCCTGAGTGGCACGCCTTTCTTCTTCCAGACGTTCATCGCCTGCCTGCTGATCTTTAGCTCCTGGCACAGCTTGCCTTTTGACCCCACCAGCGCGGCAGCTAGGTTGATTGCTTGCTCGACTGTCATAACCCCTCGAAATTGTAAAAGTTGTAAATAATGGAACATTCGCGTTGACAACGAGATGAACTGTACTTTAAGATTGCTTCACGGTCAACAACAACAACCGAGGACAAAATGAACAAACCGACCATTGAGCAGATTGCAACGTCATACAGTTTGTGGATGGACTACGTTGATCCTCTCGGAACGATGGACGCCTGCGAGTTTGAGTCGATGTCAGTAGCTGAGCGGATTGATCTAATTAAAACAACTTTCTTTATCGAACTGGAACAAGCATGAGACGCTGCGACATAGACTGGTCTGAAGCACAAGCTAGGTGGGAATACGATCAGGTTGATACATGGCTCGACTGCGAGTCGTATCCTGTGATCGTTCGCATCTTCACCGAATGTGCTGCTGGTGGTGACTTCTACGAGGACACCGAGCGCTTGGTGATGACTGCTGTCATGGAAGGTGCGGACGCTCGCACGATCCTGCGCGAAAGAATGCTCGACTACCTGACCAGGAACTTTCCCTTCTGGGAAATGCTCGTCAACAAAACACTGAAGGACTGCAAATGAAACACCTGCTCATCGTCGCGGCTGGAGCGGTTCTCGGTGTTACAGCAGTCGATTGGAGTATCGGGTCAACATCAACCATAGGAGACGCAATCTGGTGGCTAATCTCACGGATTTAGAGTTCAAGTGGATTCCAGGCGTCGCTACGGATGTGCAAGCAACGTGGCGACGGTTTGGGTGGATTCCACCAAGCGAGCAACAACAATACCTAACCAAGTGGCAACGATACAAAGGGTCGAGCAATGAAGCAGATAGCATCAGCGTTAGTGAAAGCACAAAAGGCATTCGGGCCAGCACTAAAGTCCTCCAGCAATCCGCACTTCAAAAGTCGCTACGCTGACCTTGCGGCTTGCGTTGAGGCAGTCATCGATGGCCTGAACGCCAACGGCATCATGCTTATGCAGCAGACGCACGAGTGCGAGGACGGAGTGATCGTCGAAACCGTGTTCATACACGAGTCAGGCGAAACACTTTCAGCTGGCAAACTCCATGTCCCTGCTTCCCAGCAGAACGCACAGGGATACGGCTCAGCGCTGACCTACGCTCGCAGGTACAGCCTGATGGCATCGTGCGGCATTGCACCAGAAGATGACGACGGCAACGCTGCAAGCAAGAAACCAGCAGTAGATCCAGCACCGTATCTCAAGCAGGTATCCCAGGCTGAGAACCTTGACGGGCTGAAGACAGTGTTCGCTCATGCTTACAAAGCGCTGAGAGACACTGAGTTCATGCAGCAACTCGAAGAAGCAAAGAACAACCGCAAAGCACAACTGATGGAAGTGAAATGAAACCAGCACACCTACTGAATGACCAGCAACGCGCACAACTCCGCTCAGCCGCACGAGTAGGGCGCGACTACATGCACGAGAACCGCGAACTGGAACTGACCATCGCTAGGATCAGGAACGCCAATCCGAACGCATTCTGGACACCGGAAACGCTGATCCTGCGGAAGTTTTACCACCGACCAAAGTTCCCGATCCCCCATCAATCTTGGACGGTGGACGCGCCATGAATCAGGCTGAGAGTATGAAACAACAAGATAATTTCACTTTGGATATTTTTGGTGAGCGGTCTGCCGCAGAGCAGGCTAAGGCTCTACGAGATGATGGAATCTATAAAGCCGTGTCTCATGCTGACCAAGTAGCTCCAGGATGGTCTGATAAAGCGTTCGATATTTCTGCCATGTATTTGAATCGATTAAAGGCAGGCTCCGAAACAACGAGCGAGGCTATTCGTTTACACGCAGAAGGATCCGGTCTTTCACATCCTCCCGACACCCGCGCTTGGGGAGCGGTGTTGCTTAGACTAGCTAAAGCCAACAAGATAAAGAAATTGGGCTGGACTACAGCTCAAGACCCAAAAGCACATTGCAGACCCGTCACCTTATGGCAGATCAAATGATGAGTGAGCAACGTACAGAACAGTGGTATGCCGACCGACTCGGGCATGCCACCGGGTCACGCGCTGGCGACATCCTGGCTGGCAAAGAAACACAGGCTCGCAGGGGATACATCACCCAGCTTGTAACGGAACGCTTGACAGGTCGTGCTCAGGATTCGTTTGTCAGCGTGGATATGCAGCGTGGCATAGATGTCGAACCGTTGGCGAAAGCAGCGTATCAGGCCAGCCACGAGTTGACGGATGACGTTGGCTTCGTAAAACATCCGCTCATTCGTTGGTTTGGTGCTAGTCCTGATGCTCTGGTTGGGACTGACGGACTGGTGGAGATCAAGTGCCCGCGGTCAACTACACATCTGGAATACATCCAGTCAGGCAAACCACCGACAAAGTACATCCCGCAGATGCTGGCGCAGTTATCCTGTACTAAACGAAAGTGGGTGGACTTCGTATCGTTCGACGATAGGTTTCCAGAGCACCTTCAGTTGTTCGTCGTGCGGTTTAAGCCTACAGCGGAGGAGATCGAGAAGTTCGAGAGCAAGGTCAAAGAGTTTTTGTGTGAAGTAGATAACCTCATGGAGAAGTTATGCCCCTCGTCTACGAAGTAATCGCAACAACCGGAACCTACACCAACAAGAACGGTGAGGAGAAGAAACGCTGGCAGAAGATCGGTGTTGTCATGCAAGGCAACAAAGGTCTAACGCTTAAGATGGAGTCCGTCCCTGTCGGCTGGGATGGATGGGCAACGTTAGCAGAACCAAAGGCACGAGATGACTCACCACCCTTCTGATCCAACCAACCCCGACCACTACAAAGGAGCAGTTGAGTGTATCGATGCGATAACGGTGGCAACAGAAGGCTTGCAGGGAATCGAAGCCTTCTGCACTGGTAACGCAATAAAATATATCTGGCGTTGGAAGAAAAAGAACGGCAGAGAGGACTTAGAGAAAGCTCAGTGGTACATCAACCGGCTTTTGCGATCATTGTGAGTGCATGGGAGCGGACTTCCTCTACACGCCGCTCCCAACCTCTACCGAACGTATCCCAGGTCTTGAGTTCCTTCAGGAACGCCAGACGCTTGTCGCAGTACAGGTTCACAAGATCAGCAGGCACCATCGCTTCAACAGTTCTCAGCGTCATCGGCCCGATAACTCCGTCTGCCTGCACTCCAACGCATTCCTGTAGCCATTTTGATGCTCGACCCGTCCCGCTGTTTACACTGGCGTCGAACACGCAGTAATCGACCCCAGACGGCAGGTCATCGCCTTTGACGCGCTGCCAATACTTTTCCTCATACAGCGGAGCAACCATTTCTGGCGTTAACTCGCGCATCTGCTTTTCATCTACGTCGTGCTTGACCCATTCCTCCCAGACGCGCTGGGTGACTCCAAGGTTAGTAGCGGCGCCAGGGTCAAGCGGATGGTTAACAAAACCCCCTTCCGAACGTAGAACGTGATTGAGTGCGTCTTGCCAGTTTGCTTTCATTTCTTGGCTTTCATGTCGATGATTTTTTCAAGCGTCCGGCCACCAAAGTAGAACGACA